AAGTGTAAAACAACTCAGGTCTAATATTAAGGCTTTAGAAATTCAAGCTCTTAAACAAGAACAACTTAAGTTAGAACCTGTACATTATTTTAGCCTTGGGTTGTACGCTCGTGAATTAACTTTACCTGCTCAATCTGTTGTTACCGGTAAAATACATAAACACCCTCACTTAAATGTTATATTAAAAGGTGAGTGCAGAGTTACTACCCCTTTTGGTACTGAAACATTAACAGGGCCATGTATCTTTGAATCAAAGCCTGACACTAAACGTGCAGTGTACGCAGTAACAGAAACAACATGGATTACTTTTCATCCTACAGAAAAAACTGACCTTAAAAAAATTGAAGAAGACATTATACTACCGGACTATTCGGATGTACTTAATTTGGAGAATAAATAATGACATGGGTTATAGCAGGTTTTGCAACAGCTGGGGCTTTAATAGATGACAACCCAATTGAGGGTGCGCTTAAAGGTGCAGCTTTAGCCTACGGTGGTGGGCAACTTTTAGCAGCAGGTGGGGCAACTCAAGCAGGGACAACAGCAGCAACAGCAGCTGGTACAGCAGTACCTACAGCAGCTACTGGAGCAGGTGCAACTAGCACTGGTTTGTTAGCTCCTACTACTGCTTCTTCAGCAACAGCAGCAGCAGCGGAACAAGCAGCTACAGCAGCTACAACAACAAATGCTAGTATGTTAGCAGACCCATTTGGTGTTGATGCTACTTTAATGCAAAATCCAGTAAGTGGTTTAGCAACACCTAGTACAGCTACTTCAGTTAATCCGGGTACTTCTTTAACACAACAAGGGTTTGAAAGTAACCTGTTGCAAAATAACCCAAATGTATCAACAACACCGGGCTTTAAAGAAAAATTACAAATGGGTCTTTTACAACAAGCTCCTTCATTTCTTCCTAAAGAAAAACCAGCACCAGCACCAGCATCTTCTGGCCCTTCTTTAAGAGTGCCACCAACAGCTGGGCCTGAAAACCTATACCTGAGATTTAACAGGAGAAAAAGATAATGGCCCAAGATAATTTTAATGTTAATGACGAGCTGCTTAAATTAGTCCAACAGCAGGCACAGCCACAAAGACAAGCTGTATTAAACACTGGCTTGTTATCAGGTAACCAACAAAACTTTGGTGATGTTTTAAGAAACCCTGACCAAGCACAAGTTAATGCTGGTATAGCTGGAGTTGCTGCTTTGCTTAGTGGTAGAGATGCTGGTAGGGCACTTGTTAATAGTGCTAGTGCTTTTGGTAATACTAGGCAACAAACCTATGAGAACCAATTAGATGCTAATAAAATTGAAAGAGAATCTCTTAGAGATCGTATTTCAGGTATTACATCTTTGGCTGGTGTAAGGTCAGATGATAGAAAATTTAAAATATCAGAACAACAAGAAAAAAGGGACAAAACAAATTTTGAAAATCAACAGACAGAAGTTAATGTTGAGCAATTTGCAGACGACAAAGGTCAACTAATTTCACTATTTAAACGTAAAATTACAGGTGAGTACGAAGATAATATGGGTATGCCAGTTGACCCATCTCTGTTGGGATTAACTCCATATCGAGCACCTGCAAAAGATAACCAAGCCTATCTTAAAAACTATTACGATGTTGACCTTAATAAAATAGAAAATGTAAAAAAACTTCAACTCGAAGCTTTACAGTATGGTGATAACAATACTTATGACAACGCAACTAAACACATTGACAACCTAGTTGCTGGGGAGTTAGGTGTTAATGCTGAAGATTTTTATAAAGCCGTTGTATCAGTTAATCCAAATTACAAGGCACAAAAAGAAAATAGTGAAGCTGCAAGAAAATTACTTATTTTGGCTAATAGAGAAGGTGCGGGTATTGGTTCTTTACAAATCCGTTTTGCCAGTGATTTTGGGCCAAGTAATACCAAAGCACATGCCGAATTAATTAATTTTATGAAGTCAGCCTCAATTCCTCAAAGACTTAATAACTTTTTTGCACAGGCTATACAAGGTAAAAACGCAGAAGCAACAGTTCAGGATTATAAAGATTTATCAAACGTGATGTTAAAATATTACAACGAACAGGATGAAAAGTCTGCACTAAGCCTAGAAGCACTGGGTGGCTCAACAAATAAATCTATGGCAGCAGCACTAAGGAAAATTAATCAAATAAACTCAGATGGGCAAACTACAAACACAAGTTCTTTGACACCAGCAGAACTGGATAGACTAAAGGTATTACAGGCTAAATTTGAGGCTAAAAATCAAAACGTTGGGGGTTTGCAATGACACCAGAAGAAGAACAAGAGTTCATTCTTTTAACAGAACGGAAAGAATATGACGATCTAAAGGCAAAACAACAAAACAGCACTTCTTTTGCCACTCAAGAAGAATACGAGCCGCCTAGTATGTCTACAACACAAGCAGCAACACTAGCTGGTATTGATTTTGTTGAACCACTTATACCTGATTGGCTTTTATACGGCTCAGGCTACCAAGATAAATTAAAAAGTGACATAAAAAGGGCCACTACCTCCCGTCCAGAAGGTGTTTCTTTTTGGGAGAACTTAAACAACAATTATGTAAGGAGAGAAAAAGAAAAAGAAGTAGCAAAAAGAAGATTAGCAGGTGTTCCACAAAACACTAACCAAACTTTTGTTGATAGTATTAAACGTGGTGTATTTAACCCAATGGCAATAGTTGGCCCAGCTAAAATGGGTCTTGCAACTACAATTCCTAAGACTATAGCTAAAAACACACTAGCACCAGCAATTAACACAGCTATAGGTGCAGTACCTACAACCGCAGGTGTTGCAACTGGTGCTTTAGTACAAGAAACAGACCTTGCACCTATTACTAAGGATGCAATAACTAGGTTAGTAACACCATTGGTAGGACTGGGTACTGGTGGTATTTTTAATGCTACTGCTTCTACGGCTAAAAAAGGGTTTTCACGAGTATCTCCTAGCGGAATGCTTGCCGATGCTAACACTGACTCAAGAATTAAAAGTGTTATTGCTTCAGAAAAAGACACTTTACAAGGTAAAGTACAAGCACTAAAAGATTTACAAAAGGTTGTTCCAGGTATTGAGTTACCACTTGCTGCACTGTCAAGAGATAACGCTATAGTTGACGCATGGGTGCGTGAAGTAGGGACAGCTGAACCAGTTTTTAGGTCAAATTACACAAAAGCTATTGATGTTATAAGAGATGGTGTAAAAAAAGAAATGAACAAAATTGAGGGGTCTGAATCAATTGTTAAATCAGGGCCACTAAGAAGGTCTCTCAAAAAGCGTTCAGGTAACCTTATGGCAACAGAGGAAAAGAAACTTAGCACAGCTTTAGAAAAATTAAGTGTTAAAGAAGGTCGCCTTGCTGCTAAGTTAAGGACTGACGCTGATGGCCAGACTATTGGCGCGGCTATAAAAGATTCAATTGAAGTTAAAGAAAACATGGTTCGATCTGTGGCTTCTAAACAATACACAAAAGCTATTGATGAGGGTACAGAACGTGGCACTACAGTTCCAGCATCTGATGTATCTAATATATACAGAGTTGCTAAGGGATTATCTTTAGATGATTTGTTTGCTACTGATCCCGCAGTAATTAAAAAAGTAAATACTGTATGGGCACCTTCAGTTGAAGAATCAAACACTTCCCCGCAATATAATGCTAGTGGGCAACTTGTAACACAAGAACTAACCCCACCCAAAGTTGTTTCTCTAACAGAGTTTGACTCTTTAAAAAAAGCGGTTAACTCTCAGCTAAACTCGTTACCTAAAAACCACCCAAATGCACCTAAACTAATACAGTTAAAAGCCGCTGTTCAATCAGCTAGGGATAATATAGGTGAGATTGATCCGCAATTTAAAATTGACTACGATGAGGCTGATAACTTTTATTTTAAAAATATAGGTTTGCCGTTACGTGCCGAGGGAATGAAAAGTATTTCAAGATCTAAGTTTCAAGACACTACAGCTAAACATTTACTAAATATAGAAAAAGCTGAAAGCTACATTAATTTTGTTGGTAGGGAGCAAGGTATACCTGTACTGAGGCAAGCTGTTAGACTAGGTGCGCTACAAGCTAAGGTAGTTAATGACAGCGGTGAAATAGACCAAAACAAACTTATTTCTTTTGTTAACAGTAGAAAAAAACTGTTGGATTTAGCTGAAATGGGGCCAGAGTTTAGTGATGCAAAAACTGCACTAAAAACTATTAGAGACTCTGTAATACAACATAATAAAGCATACGAGGATGCAGCTGTAGAAAACACACAAGGGTTCTTTAAAGCTTTACTTAATAAAGATACTGAAGGTGTTGTAACTGATATGATTAGAAGCCCTGAACTTCGTGAAACTTATTTAAAACAAATTAATAAACTACCAGCTAACCAAAGAGATTTAGCTTTGGCAGGTATAAAACAAGGGTTTAAAGAAAAGGCTGATTCTGGTGCAGGTACAACACTTGATTTTATTAATAAACATGCAGAAGCAGCAGAAAGTATATATGGCAAAAGACATATTAGTAATGTGCGTAAACTTTACGAAATGGGAGATTTAATAAAAAGAATGGACGACACCGTTCCTAGGACTACTGGTAAAGGACAAGCTGTTGATCCTTTAGAAGAAAGCTCTGGTGTTTCTATAACTTTTCTTGCTGGTACAGCACGTAATCCAATTATGTCATTACCACGTAAACTTATGCACATAGTATCAAAAGCACTTACTTCAAAGGGGGCAAATAAAAGAAATGATTCAGCAGGTGATATACTACTGTCTCCTGATGCCTTAGAGGCTCTTGCTCGTCCACCTAAAGGGTGGGGTTATTATAGATCAAATTTTAAACAAGGTGCTTCAGAACTAGGACAACATTTTGCAAAAACATTTTTTGAAAATGGAATACCTATGGAAATAAAAAACACTAGTCGTAGTAATTTTGAACCTGGTCAAACTACTGGTGACACTACAACAACTAATGCAGCTGGAGGAGCTTTGTTAAGCTCTGTTAAAAGTGTGTTTGGTGCAGATGCTGAAAAACAAAGGACAGATAGGTAACAAATAAACTAGCCCCCTAACGGGGGCTTTTTTAATTTTCTATTGTCTCAAGAAACTCAGCTACCACTCTTTCTGAGTGCCACATTTCTAACTCATCGTCTGATTGGCTTCGTAACCACTCAGTGTATTGAACTAATAGCTCGTATTCTTCATTTGAGATAAACATTAGCTTACGCTCCTATGTCTACTATCTCACAGCTATCGCCTGAACAGGCTAAAGTTTGTGAGCTAACAGTAGTATCTTCTTTTTCGTAATCAGATAAATAAGCCCAATCAATGTCTATTGGCATTTTCTCAACTGCTTCTTCGTACTCTTCTTTAAGAATTTCTTGGTAAGGAGCTTGCTTATAAGAGTGGTCACTATGGGGAAGAAATGATACACCACTCATCTCATCAAAGTTATCATATACCCAAGCACCAACTTGCATCCACTCATGCTCTCTTACTGTAATAGTTACACTTGGTTTATGTTCACACCATGATCGCTGATACATGAGCCATATTTCTAGCTGCTGTATTGCATCAAGATCATCTCTGGTAATAGCCCCTTTAGGAGATTTAGTTGGGAAGCTGAAAACTACTGTGTTATCAGGCTTCATCACACAAGGCTCGCTAGGAACCCCAGCATTGATAAGAAACTGAGTTAAAGGGTCTTTTGTATCTCCTCGAACAGTTCTAATATAATAGTTAGAATGTCTAGTATGTATACCACTAGCACTATCAACAAGTTGAGATACAGTACCACTAGGTTTAACACAGGTGATAGCAGCAGATACAGGTATATCGAACTTCTTTGCATAAATTTCATTTGTTTCAATAGCAACATTCTTTAGCTTTTCTAACAGCTCACCAGCATTCTTGTTTGTAGAGATAAGCTTGTTGTCCATAATGCCCGTCATACTAACACCAAGTAAGCGTTCTTCTTCTGTGTTCTTCTGCCATATTTTTCTTAGATAGGGGAACTTAGTATACGTAGCTTGTATAGTTCCCAAGATAGTAGCCAGTTCAACCTTCTCGGTTAAGGTTTCAAGGTTATCATCATGTCTAGCTACAACCTCAGTTAAATTGCAAAACTGGTTTGGACGCAGCAGGATCTCACTGCAAGGGTTGCAACCCCATTCATGGTCAGGGTCACGTCTACCGTTCTTAGCTACTTGTTTCTTAGCAGCAACACGAGAGAAGATGCCTCGCTCACCAGACTTAGACTCTACTAATGAAGTCCATTCACGAAGGAATGTTTCCATGTCTGGCTTTTCTGTATAGGCAACAGAGTTATTAGCTAAAGCCCTTTGAGGATTAAGTACATACCAGTCACCTGATTTAGCATGCCTCATCCTATCATCAGATAGATTAGATAGAGAGATCATTGCACTTCGCCTCACCCCACCAACTACAACCACTTCGCCAATTTTCGTCATTAAATCATGAGCTTGTATACTAGATAACTTTCGACCTTTAGCAGCTTCAAAGGTCTCACAAGTAAAGTTAAACAAGTCTTCTAATGGGCCTGGGCCTGATGCTCTACCACCAAAAGTTTTTAGTTTAGCACCAGCTGGGCGTACCTTACTCATATTCCATTTAGGAACTTCACCAGCGTACAACAGCGAGATTAGCTGTCTAAGGGCTTTAGCCCACCCTTCCTTACTATCATGTACTGATATGGTAGTATCGCTCTGAAATAGGGCTTCTGGTACGTCAGGGAGCTTGCCTATATACTGACGCTCAACAGAGAATCCTACACCAGTGCCACACAGTAGAATAAACATGGCCTCGTCAAATGCCTTGGGGTCATCTACTGCTAGGTAAGCACAGTTATAGGCACATGTATTGTCTCGCTCCATAGCTGGGCCTGCACACATCATTGCTCGCATGCTAGGAACTAGATTTAAATTAAGAATATTATGTTTTAGTTTGTTGTATAGCTTACCACCTACTTTATCAGAGACAACATTAATCATGTATCTATCGACTGTCTCTTCCCACGTCTCTCTTCGGTTTTCTTTCGGTAACCATCTGGCATACCTGCTTAATGCGATGTACTGCTGATACTGATTCATTTTGTTATCCTTACTGTGTATTCAGTTTCAATTATTTTGTCTATGTAATGACGTGCTTTTTTTAAATCTTCTAAGCCACCCTTGTCTCTGTACCTAGAGACATATTTGACTACATTACCTTGAAAGTAATCCAAGTTGTTAGCTGCTATAAAATCCCATATTTGAATAGGTTTATTTTTATAATGATCTCCACCCCATTGAATATGATTACTACCATTAACTATCTTAGTCATATTAATCTCCATACTTTCTTTTTAAATAAGTTAAGGATACTGGTAACTCGTCAAACGATCCGTTATTGACTTCATTTAACATCCAGATACCTTTCCAGGAATCGTTACCTTGGTTGCCTAAATAGGCTTCGTTGTGTTGTGTAAACATCCCAGCAAACAATCCTGTTAAACGAACATTATCTGCTCGCTTACCGTATGCAATGTCTCTGTCCTGTACGTGTCCCATCACACAGCTCATCATCTTTTTAGTTAATAAAGCCCTAGCACTGGTCACCGGTCTACCCATTACACCAGTAGTAAAGAAGTGAGAAAACGCTACACCCTCAATAACTACGGGCTGTAGGTAATCGTACACTTCAAAATCGTTAAGGTTTAAATCAAAATATCCAATTGTATCCTCAAGAATTGAATCGTACTCAATTGCTCTTTCTATACGGTATTCGTGGTTGCCCATAGTAAAGACAAGCCTGGGTTTCCATTGTTTTTTCTTGTTAACTTTTAGCCTGTTTATTTCTGCTTTAATAGGCTGTAAAAACAAATCCATTGCTAAATTACCTGCTTCAATATCTTTGTTATAACGCCTTCCTTCAAATGAAGTTTTTCCTTTATCGTAAGAACACAGGCTTTCCATATCCCACCAGTCTCCAATTAAAACAATTGCATCAGGCTTTTTCTCAGCTATGTATTTACCTGCATACAACAAGTGATCTAGTGGTACATCAGGCTTAACCTGAGTGTCTGGCACTACGCATATCTTCATCAGCTTTTGCTCCAATTTTATGTTCTATTATCATTGATACTTTTGTACCTAGTAAAGTACCTAACCCAGCCCCAACTACATAAGGCACTAGCAGTATTAACGAAGGGTCTAATACTACCTCCCTAAGTGTTAAGAACCATACTGAGTTACTAACTACAGTACAAAATAAATTGTACTTATAATTACTCCTGTTCCTTGCTCTTGATGACATAGTGAATGTTACACTCTGTAAAAAAGACAACAACAATAAAGTTATTAGTTGCATTACACTAAGTCCATATTAACTTGTTCCCATTCACAAGTGAACCCACAGTCTGTTGGTAAATCTCGTTTGAAGTTACCCCTGTTAGGGTCTAGCTCATCAAGATATACTGCACCTTCTCTACCTTTGTTTACTGCGTGTCCTATTTCTCGTTCTAGTTCTGCCATCCTGTTAAAGTGTTCTGGAAAATCTTTTCTTATAGCGTTCCAATAACCCATACCACCCTTAACACAACCTATACAATTATTGTTTGAATAACCTAATTCATACATACGAGGTAGTTTTAACCCTGTTGATGTAAACCAATTTAAACATTCTTTTTTAGTAATTTTATTATCTACTAATATAAAATCTGTATCTACTTCGTTATTAGAATCAATAAACCTATCAACTCTATTTTGCTCTTCAACAGTATAACCAAAAACCTGAACATCACCTTCTTTTTGATATTTTTTTCTTTGGTCTTTCTTTAAAATCATTGTACATGGCGCACCTTGTACACCTTTAATAAACTTTCTTTTTCTAAACACATTGTAAATGGAATAGTCCATTGATTCATCACCAATAACTTTAATTGGTATGCCAGTTGCAACCTGGTAGTCTTTAACCAACTGCATATTATCTGGGTGTTCTTCTCTAACACGACAGTAAACAGCTTCCATCCTATTACCATATTTTTTATGGGCAAGATAGGTAGCATAAGAACTTGCAGCCCCACAACTAAACCAACTAATTACTCTTGTACCTAGAAATAGATTTAGTTGTTCCACTAATGATCCTTAAGAAATTTTATTTTATCTGCGTATCGTTGTTTAGCACGTTCAGTTTTTAGCTTGCCCATGCTTCGTTTGAGTTTACGAATTTGCTTTTCGGTATCAGTTCTGTGGTTAGGGTGAAAAGGAAAGTGTTCGTAATCTCCATTCCAGTGATCGATAACAGCTTGTAGAAATAACACTGGGTTGTATCCTGATCTTTTAGCCCAGTGTTTAATCCTACCTTCAATCGAGTTACAGTTCCTGTGCAGCACAGCTCTAACTCTTCCTGAATCATGGCAGTGGTCAAGTGCATCCTGACCTTTGTAAATTTTTTTAGTGCAAAGAACGCACTTGCCATTTTGTTCCAATAACAGTTTCTTTCGATAGCCCCGTACTTCTTTAGGCTTTAGGCGCATAAGTTTCACTCAATGGCTTTCTTAATATCCACAACAACTTACAATTTAAAATAAAATCTTCTTCAGTTCTATCTCTTTTAAGATATTCATTCAAACAGAACTCTTTGCAATCTTTAGTTGGTACATCAGCTAATAACTTTAAAGCAGTTTTGTTTCCAATTCCTTTAAGGCCAATAATATTATCAATTGAATCACCAGTAAGAACTTGTTGCCAAAAGAACCTTAACCCTTGGTCAGGTGAAACTTGATACACAGATGTTTTATTCCAATTGTAATGGCTTCCAGGAATCATATCTAAATCTTTATCTATAGTGCAGATAATGGTTTTTCTTGGATCTTGGCACTGAGCAATACCCAAAGCATCGTCAGCCTCTATATCAGTACAAAGTTGAGCATTGTATTTACTAATTAAATACTTTTGAATTTCAGGTATTAGTACTGGTTTAGGGGCATCTGCTCGATTGGCTTTATAGATAGGTGATAGTTTAAAACGAAAACATTCACCTTTAGTAAGGTACACAGAATAGCTAGTAGCACCAGAGGCTTTAACTATACCGTCAATCATTACTTTGACTGAATGTAAGCAATTAGCTATTGGGTCAACATCAACCCTTGAATGAGTTAGTCCTGTTTCTTCTAGTACAGCTTTCTTGGATCTTAACTCAGGATAATGTTGTGTTTCTTCAGTTTCTAATGCAACAACTTCCATACCGGCAAGAGACTTACGAACAAAGAACTCTTGCTTGCCGTCAGTGTAAACATCACGTTGGCAAGCAAAAGCTATAGCGTACTTTGGTATGTCTCCATCAATTAAGGCGTGCATTAGAACGGTACATCATCATCAAACATTTCTTCTTTTTCAGGTTCAACTGGGGCTTCTTTCATAGGTTTAACACTTATGCGATTAGTAATAAACCATGCTGGCAAACCAAATGTAGCTGCTTGTGCAGGGTTGTTTTCATCTTCAACATCACCTGTACAACCGTCAGTAACTAAACCTTCTGCTACAGCTGCTTTGTACTTACTAGGTATAGGTGATATAGAAGAAATGTTATCATAAGTCCTATCAGAGTTTTCACCCTTACCTTGAACGTGTACTACTGTCACATTACAAGGTTCGTCTATTACTGCATCCCAGTCAGCTATTACACCTTCTGTTGCTGAAGTATCAAAGACTTTATAGAACTGTAACTCTTTACCTTTCTCAGTCATTTGGTGAAAGATATTAAAAGCACTAGTCCACAACAATCGTGGTTTAGTTTCTCCATCAATCTCTATTGTTTCACCAACAATTTCAATACCTAAAGCAAGTTTTTGTACGTTAGGTTTAACCTCACCTTTGTACTCATTAGTGTGTAAGCCCAGGTCAGCAACGTAACGCAACCTACCTTCATGCTCCCCAGCTTCTAGATTGGGGATTGGGTCAAGGTCGTTCTTTTTGCTTACTTCACCAGTACGTTTAATAGCCATAATATTTTCCTTTAGTTGTATTTTGGAACTGTATCATTATTAATACAGAATGTCAAATTAGTGGATTTCAGAATAATTATTTCCGTATTCCACGTCTATATCTAAGTCTCTATTAAGACCCAGTTCTAGATTTACTTTTTGTACACAGTCTTTAAGATATTTGGTAACACCTTTCCTGTACCCTTTAGGTATCTCAATAATAATTTCATCGTGAAACTGTGCTATTAATTTTACATCTTTTTTAAGAATTTCTTGCAGCCACTTGTCAAAACAGTACGTGGCCATGCCTTGATTAAGGGTGCTAA